CAGAGGCACCACCCGTTTTAAGTCCTCCGCGTTATCATCACAAATATTATCAACCAGCTTCATCAAATCGTCTTCAGCCTGCTTGAGATGCTTCGCGGAAAAATACGAATTGGTGTGCGTCACGGCTTCCAGATGTCTCTGGAAATGGCGATAATGGTTCATGTCAGAAGGAGGCCCATGGATGTTGGACCTACCAAAGAGCCTTTCCACATCTTGTGAGATCAAACTTGGCACCACCTTAGAGCGGAAAGTTCTCCTTGGAAGAGAATGTGCACCAAAATAATCCAATTTCGCTTCACTGCTCAAAAACTGCGTAGGGCTCTTGGGGTGTGCCTCAGAAAAAGGTCCAAATTCAACACCACAATTTTGACTTGGCATGGTACCAGAGCTCTGAAGCATAACACCCGTGGTGCGATCCTGCAGTAATCTAACAGCGTCATCAACTACGTCGCGCGTCAAAGCAATACACGCACCCTGTGCCTCCCGGCCTGCAAAATGTATACCCAAAATGCAAGGGGTTGATGTATCAGCAAGCCACGGTGATCCGCACATTCCAGAAAAAGAACCACCAGGTAAACAACCGGCAACGACGGTTGTATACTTTGCGTGACCCACCCGATAAACAGGCGGCGAGATCGTATTGACAAAATCATGTTTTTGCGACTGACCATTTGCATTTCGCGATACCACACGCCCGCATAAACGCTCCGTCGCTTGGGCCCTAAATGACTCCAACAGCCATGGCCTAAAGTCCTTAACGGACCCAGCGCTCCTAAAACGGAAAAATATAAGGTCCAAATCAGGCCGGAACACAGCGTCCCCACGCTGTAAGACGAGCGTTTGAATATTAGCATTCTCCTCTACAGGCCCCCGAATGATACGCATGGTAAGAATTTCTGAGTTCTTGGGCCAAACATGATGGTTCATGACCCAGACGTCACCACACATTGGGAAAATGTGGGTAAACTCAGTTTCACTGACACATGCTACACGCACCGCGCGTGAGCACATCCGCTGCAGATCCTGAAAGCTAGTTGTTCGCGAAGACTCAGATACTGGTAATGGAATTTTAACACCCTTTTTCCAGTAATCTTCACGTGGTACTGAATCTTTAACGGGCACACTCCCTTCCGAAACTGCTTGATAAGATCCACAAAATGTTCGAAGGATACGCAGAGTGGACAAGACGGCCAGTATAGAAACACTAAACACAAACAACGGTTTCTTCTGCCGCTGCAGAAACTGACGCAACCGCAAAAAACCAAGTGCAGTACCCACCAGATAAGATCGTGCTAGAGCCATAGCCGCAAGTTGACAAAAACCAACAAAAATGAAAGAAAAAATCAAAAGCACAAAATTGGAATTAAGGAAGGGAATCAAGACAGAGAGAATAGAGCCATACAGTAAAAAGCTGGAGATTAAGCCTAAATTGCTCCACAGCAGGAAATTGAGGAAGCGCCACGGCACCAAATCGACAAACCAGACAATAAGAGCCAAACTTGAACAACCCGACACAATGCCAGACTGATACTCAACGGGCATACATTCCTGGCACAAATTGGCAAACATCATATGTTCACACAAATCCTCATCATAGAGTGCAACATTGGAGGCCACCAGATTGCGCTGGCGTGTAGCGTGAGCCCGAGCCTGATCCCTAAGAAAGGCTGCGACTGTGACAAAGTTTCCCGAAAGAACAGGCTCGTAACGATAGAGTCGTTTTCCACCAATTGTCGCACCCACTGCTTTTTCAACTTTGATCTCCCACACATCAACAGCACTACCAGCAGGAACTTTGGAGGAATCAAGGGTTCCATCCTTATTAGCATATCTAGGGTCAACTTTGACAGTCAGAGTATATGCAAATCGCCTAACAATAGAGAAAGGTTCATTGGAAAACACACTGGCCTGGATGTCCTTAACATTTGTCGTGCCAATAACGATCTTGGGCGTCAGCATGACAAGGCCCTTCTTTTCAGCCTCAGCTTGAAGAGCGGCCTTAGGAATATTGTTAATGAGATCTATGACCAGCTGAGTGTGATTGACTGTCGATTTGTCTGCTTTCGCATTGGCTATATCGTCTAAGATGATTCCACTGTGTTGCGGCCTATAATCCGATTGGTATTTATCAGCTAGGTTAAGCACAGTTGTATGGTGTGCAGTAGATGCATACCCACACGCCTGCAATAAGCACTTCATCAATTGATTAGCCAAAGATGACTTGCCAACAGAGCTAGCACCATACAACAACACTGCGAAAGGGGCCTCGCGCAAGGAATTGGATGACAGGCTCTTAATGAGTCGCACATACATTTCTTGCGTCT